GAAAGACGATTGATTATTAAACTTATGCACCCTACGCCTGAATGCAATGAAATCGATCTGGACTTGGACAAGCTTTCTGGAAAGGACATCATCGATGCTGAAAAAGAAACGCGCCAGCTGGGGGATTCAAGTCCTAACCCGCTATACTCGTCCACCGGCCTCGCTGTTATCGCGGGCAAGGCTTCTGGAAAAGTGCCTGACGATATCATCAAACTCAAAGCACCGGACTTCGTTTTGATCACTACAATGGTGAGCAATTTTTTGTACGCATGGACCTTGCCGGGGCTGATTCCACAAGGAACCTCCGAATAACGATCTTAAATATGGCAAGGTTTCACAGTACACCAATAGCATATTTTTTTGAAATGCCCATTTGTGAATTCTACGAATGGGTTCTTTCTGCTGTCGAGGCGCAAAAGGCGGGTGAACAATAAACATGGCAAGAAAAGTCTATGAAATCAGCTTCGCCATTGCTGGAATGCTGGCAGGTAACTTCGGATCCTCTTTTTCCGCTGCCTCTTCTAAAATGTCACAGCTTAAGCTAGATATTCAAAAGCTGAATGCGGAGTACAAAAAGGGCGAGATTTCAGCCGATCAGTATAACACCCATCATCAGAAGCTAGCTAGCCAACTGGCGAACACCAGGCAAGAGCTGGAGCGAACCAAAAACGCGCAAGAACAGTACAACAAGGCAAATGAAAAGATGAACGAACTCGCGCAGTCGTTTTCCGGAAAAGCGATGGGGTCAATTCGCAACGCACTAACGATCGGCGCTGGAGTCGCCACGGTCGGCGGCGGTTTATTTGTTGGATCATCCATAAAGAAAGCCATGGACTATGAAGCGCAGTTATCCAGCATCCAAGCATTAACTGGCATTACAAATGATGAGCTTGCGAAAATGGATCAGCTCGCACTTGATATGGGGCAAAAAACCAAGTACAGCGCTCTAGAAGCAGCCCAAGGCATCGAGGAACTTTTGAAAGCCGGTATGTCGCCAGCCATTGTTCAGGCTGGAGGCCTTGAAGCCGCTTTGAATCTTGCGACCGCGGGCGGCCTAGACTTGACGGAAGCTGCCGAAACCATGTCTGATGCGCTCAATGGATTTAAAAGAGACGGCATGTCGGCGGCAGAAGCCGCAAACATTCTGTCAGGCGCCGCAAATGCATCTAGTACCGATGTGCATAAACTCAAAGAGTCGATTTCCGCTGTGGGTCCTGTTGGGGAAATGCTCGGCGTGTCCTTTAAGAGCATCAACGGCGTGCTCGCTGCATTCAGCAATAACAGCTTAAAAGGGTCCGATGCCGGTACAAGCTTAAAGACAATGCTCATGAACTTGCAACCGCAAACCAAACAGGCTAAGGAAATGTTTGCACAATATGGCCTTGTGTCTCAAAAAGGCGCTAATATCTTTTTTAAAGCCAATGGGGAGCTTAAGGATCTATCCGATGTCGCCGGTATACTTCACGATAAGTTCAAGAAATTGAATGATCAGCAGCGTGCAGACGCCTTCTTTAATCTGTTTGGATCGGATGCCGTGCGAGCGGCATCCATTTTATTTAAAGAGAGTTCCGATGGCATTCAGGATATGTATAAGCAAATGGCTGACGTAACGGCTTACGATGTGGCGAAGAAAAAAATGGATAATGCTGCAGGGTCTGTCGAGCAACTGAGAGGAACAATTGAAACCCTGCAAATTCGCGCATTGCGCCCAACGTTGCCATTTATTAAGAAGCTAGCGGATAGCGCCGGGGATATGGTAGAGCGGTTTACACCGGCCATCACAAGAGGCGTGCAGGAAGGCGTTGATTCTGCCAAACGTTACCTTAAGGAGCATTTCATCGATAACCCTGAATTTACGAAGCTAGACAGAAAGGGACAGTTTGAATTCGTCATTGATGACTTAAAGAAAACGTTCGATGCCTGGTATGACGCCGGCGGAAACAAACAAATATCCAACGCCACAAGCGCCCTCATTCATTATGTCAGTGATGCCCTACATGGCTCCAGTGCGGAGTTAACGGGCATTGGTGCTGAACTTGGGAAATCGCTCGCCGGCGGTATGATCAGCGGTTTGAAAGAGTTTGCGGCAAATAACCCAGAATTTGCCGCAATGCTAACATTTATCTCAACACCTGGCCCCGTCCAGGTCAAAGCCGCTGCCGCCATAGCTGTCGGCGCAGGCGGAGTCAGTGTCGCGGGTTCTGTCGTTGATGCAGCCAAAGATGTTAAAAGTGGTGTTGCATCGGATGCGAAAGTATTTTCTGAGCAAGGCGTATGGGCTGGAGTCAAAAACTTTTTCAATAACATCAGTGAAAACTTTAAAACTCCTGATGTCAGGGCTGCTGACGGTCATCGGCTTGGCGGGAAAGAGTTATACGATTATATGAAGCAGCATCCAGACGAGTTCCCAAATGGGAAGCAAAAAGTGAGCTTGAGCCAGGCAAACAATAGCTTATCTGCCAGCAATAACATCGTCATCAATGCAAACTTTGCCCCGGTCATTAATGGCTCTGGACCGGATGTGATACCTGCCCTTCAAGATCAGCAGAAATCATTTACGGATGAGTTACAAGCCCAATTCAGAAGACAAAGGCGGCTGGCCCTTGAGTAAACAATACATAACCATTCAAGGAGATATGTGGGACGGGATAGCGAAGAAGACGCTAGGAAGTGAGTTTTTTATGAATAAGCTTATCGAAGCAAATCCCGCACATCAATCTATCGTCATATTTCCCGCAAATCTTACGATCGTTATACCGGATCTTCCTACAGCTTCAACACAATCCCTCCCCCCATGGAAAAGGACGGATAGCCGATGAAGGCCAGGCAGGCAAGACTAGAGCTTCTATACGACAACATCGACATTACTACAGATTTGAAACCGCATTTGAAAAGCTGGACCATCACAGATAACTTGAGCGGTCAAGCGGATGATCTCAGTGTTGTGCTGGAAGACAAGGAACAGATATGGATGGGGGATTGGATGCCCGATACAGGAGCATCTCTAACAGCGAAAGTGGTTCGGGAAAACTGGGCAGAGGAAGGGGATGCGGATTATCTATCATTCGGTAAGTTCGAGATCGATGAAATCGAAATGGAATCCCCTCCTTCAACCGTGACCATTAACGCCCTCTCGATCCCTGAGTCCACATCATTGCGCGGGGAAGAAAAGAGCCGAGCATGGGAAAAAACAAAGCTTTCCATTGTCTCTCGAGATATTTCCCATGGTGCCGGCCTAGACCTTTTCTATGATACGGAAGACGATCCAGAGTTCGATCGCCTTGAGCAAGCCGGCGAGACCGACTCAGCATTTCTCATGCGGGTATGTAATGACGCAGGATTATGCTTAAAGGTGTCCGACGCACAAATCATCATTTTCGACGAACAAAAATACGAGGATAATGAGGCAACGCTTACCATTGAAAAAGGCGTTACTCAGTTAAAATCCTGCAAGGGCCAGATATCTCTTAACGGCGTCTATCGAGCTTGCAAGGTTGAGTATCACGATGCAAACAAAGGAACAACCATACGCTATGAATTTGTTCCCGATAGCCCGCCGAAGACAAAACGTGTCCTCATTGTAAATGAGCGAGTGACATCCGTTCGAGAAGCCGAACGTCTTGCGAAGAAACGACTGCGCAAGGCTAATTGCAACGGGACCACCTTCACATTATCTATGATGGGGGACATTCGTTTTGTCGCCGGCCTAACTGTAAACCTGAAAGGGTTTGGAAAGTTCGATGGAAAGTACATCATCACACAAGCCGTTCACGGACAGCAAGGAAATTACGAAACAAAGTTATCACTGCGAAAATGCCTGGAGGGGTATTGATGAAAAATATATTGCGAGTTGGGCGCGTATCTTCCGTTAACCCATCCAATTGTTCAGCCCGCGTTACATTTGAAGATCGTTCCGACGTCGTCTCTTACGAGCTGCCAATTCTCGTTAAAGGTTCTTTGCATACATTCGATTACTGGCTCCCCGCCGTGCACGAATCCGTATTATGCATGTTTATGCCGAATGGTTCAGCACAAGGCTTCATCGTCGGCTCGTTTTATAGTGCTATAAATTCGCCACCGATGATGGATGAAAACAAACGATACGTGGCATTTTCGGATGGAACAAGCATTGAATACGACTTGAGCACACACACTCTCTCGGTTACGGCTGAAGGCCCTATAAAAATTACGGCTACAGGCGACATTCATGTGACAGGTGATGTAATCGCCGACGGAATCAGCTTGAAAAATCATAAACACAGTGGAATTAATAGCCCGCCGGCTTAAAGAGGAGGGAAATCCTTGGGAGTAATCGGCAGCTTTGGGGATGTAGTGTTCGAGGTATCCCACGATAGAGTACGAACGTTTGATGAGTTCCAACGAACAACCGCAGATCGATGGGAAAAGCATGAAATTATTGGAGAGAAACCGAAAAGTGAGTTTACCGGTCCTGGGCTAGATACCATTACATTTACGATGTTCTTCAGTGTGAATCATGGCGTGAATCCACGTGGAGAAATGGAAAAAATCCTCACCATGTCCCGTGATGGTGAAGTGGCAGACCTCACGATCGGCGGCAAGGGTTTAGGGGTACGACTTTGGAAAATTACTAACCTAGTTCAACGATGGAAAAACATCGATAATGAAGGGCGGATCCTCAATGCCACACTCGAAGTTTCACTTGAAGAGTATGTTTAGGCAGGTGATGCACAAATGAATGAAATAGCGGTATCCACCGCCGTGAAGAGAGAAATCATTTTCGGTGCTACAGGACTCGCCGAATTAGAACAGAATGTCTGGATGATCTTAACGTGCGAGAAATTTTCAATCCCAATGAACCGTGATTTTGCCTGGGATCCCGTTATTGATGCACCCATGAATATAGCCCAAGCCAAAATGACAAATCGCATAGCCGCTGCACTTCGAACGTTTGAACCTCGAGTGCAGCTTATTGAAGTTACATTTCAATCGGACGCATTAAATGGTGTCATGCATCCAATTGTAAGAGTGAAACCGATAGGAGGAAGTTAACTATGAGCGCCGACATTAATTTCATCGACACGAGTGCGGACCTCGTAGAAAGCCAGGTCATCGCGGTTTATGAAGCAATCATCGATAAAAATCTCTTTCCAGGCGATCCAGTACGGCTCTTCCTTTCTTCCCTTGCGAGTATCATCGTTCAACAACGTGTCATCATGAACAATACAGCTAAACAAACGCTCCTGCGGTATGCTGCTGATTTGGTGCTTGATGAATTCGGTGACCGTTCAGAGACTGAAAGACTCAGTGCCCAAAATGCCATCGTTACCGTTCGCTTTTTACTTTCATCTGTGCAGCCTTCTATTGTACCTATAGCTGCAGGTACGCGAGTAAGCCCAGGAAACAACTTATTCTTTGCAACCATGCAATATGCACAAATCTCGCCAGGAAATACTTATATCGATGTCATTTGTGCATGTCTATCGCCAGGTACCATCGGGAACGGCTTTTTAGCTGGTCAGATTAACATTCTGGTTGATCCCATTGCTTTTATAACATCCGTAACAAATATCGAAACAAGCAAGGGCGGAACGGAAAAAGAAGACGATGACACATATAGGGAGAGGATTCGCTCAGCACCAGAGTCCTTTTCAGTCGCAGGCCCTGAAGGTGCTTATATCGCTCTCGCAAAATCAGCGAACACCGGCATCATCGATGTGCATGTCCATAGCCCATCAGATGCTGTTGTGGAAATCATCCCGCTAATGACGGGCGGGGAATTGCCAACACAAAGTGTTCTTGATCAAGTTCTGAGCACTTGCAGCGCAAAAACCAAACGTCCGCTAACGGATTTCGTCAGGGTGGCATTACCGGTAGAGGATATTTATTCAATCGATTTAACCTACTGGATCGATGAGGACGACGGAGACCGGTCGACTATCATTCAATCATCGGTTAATGCTGCTATTGAAGATTATAAGACTTGGCAACGAAGCAAGCTGGGAAGGGACATTAATCCCGATGAATTAAGTAGGCGCATTTTAAATGCCGGTGCGAAACGAGTGCAAATCAATTCCCCTGCTTTTAATAAACTGGAGAAAACCGAAAAAGCCACAGATCAAGGCCCGCATAATATTGTTTTTGGAGGAGTCGAGGCGTGAAGACTATTTTTGACATTTCATTATCAGACATCCTCCCGCCGAATCTACTCCTTGACGAGCGAATCAGCGCAGCTGCAAAGGCCATTGACGGAGAATTATTAAAAATAACCAATGAAATTAAAAAGCTGAATTACATATCATCGCTCGATGAGCTGAATGACATTATGCTCGATGAGCTGGCTTGGCAATATCACCTTGATTTTTATGACACTTCACTTCCAATCGAGAAAAAACGCGAACTTATCGAGCGGTCTGATGCTTGGCATAAGCGGAAGGGGACGCCTTCCGCCGTTGAAGAACTGATTACGGCGGTTTTTGGGGATGGCAAGGTAGAGGAGTGGTTCGAATTCGGCGGAGATCCTTTTACATTTCGAGTTATCACAAGCAACCCCGCTGTTACCGATGAACAAGCCCAGGCGTTTATTAAAGCCCTGAACTCGGTTAAAAACGTTCGATCTAAGCTCGATACGATACAAATCTCTAAAACGGATAGCCTGAACTTTTATTTAGGTGGATTCGTACAAATCGGGGACAAACTTTCTTCTAGGCAGGTGGGATAATGGCCTCATTCGGTGGTTTAGTATTCACAAACAAAGGTCGTGCATTACAAGGTAAGGCCCAATCTGGCGCAGTGCTTAATTATACACGCATTGCCATCGGGGACGGATCACTAAGCGGGCAATCCGTTTCTGAATTAAACGGCTTGATTAGTGAAAAGAAAACGTTGTCTATCTCCAAGCTGAGACCTCTCGGAAATGGACAGGCCGTTGTGGGTGCAGTCCTCTCCAATCAAACCATAACGACGGGGTTCTATTTTCGAGAACTCGGAGTATTTGCCATAGATCCAGACGTAGGCGAGATATTATATTGCTATGGAAACGCCGGCGCAGCCGCCGATTACATCCCTGGATCAAGCGGTGGTGACATTCTGGAAAGGGCAATCGATGTAATTACCATCGTTGGAACTGCGTCAAATATCACTGCAACCATCGATCAATCACTTGTTTTTGCTACGAAATCAGACTTCGATAACCACAAGCATACCGGACTCCCAGGAGATGCACCAAAGATCGACGTTACAGGCCTTGCCGATGGCGCGGTGACCTCTCCTAAGATCGCACCATCCATTGCACTCGCTGGCTCACCAACAGCCACGACACCTCCAGCGGGTACAAATAACGATCAAATCGCAACAGCTGCTTTTGTACAAGCATCGATTTCTGCATTAATTAATAATTCACCAAGCGCACTTGATACGCTTAAAGAACTAGCTGCTGCACTAGGAAATGACCCAAACTTTGCCACGACAATAACGAACGCGCTTGCTACGAAAGCCCCTCTTGCAAATCCTGTCTTTACAGGTACGGGCGTCACATTGCCAGCGGACCCCACAAACCCTATGCACGCCGTTACTATGCAATGGGCGCAAGCTCAATTTGCAAAGGCTACAAAATACGCGCCTTAATAGGCGCGTTTTTATAAAATAAGGGGGTATATTTTGAATGGCTGACGTTTCATATCCAACTGCAATAGGCGTTGCGGTGTCTGATTCGAGTAACGTTACAGAATTATCTGACGGATCTTTAGTATATGTGGTGGGTGCAGCAAATTCGCCATATGGCTTATATGTGTATAGATCAACGGACAACGGCGCGACATTTTACCGACATTGCACAATTTCTAATGTAGTTGTTACGGGTAATGTGGTCATGATTTCTTCACGGGGCATGAAAGTAGCATTTGCCTATAGGACAGGGACGGGCGGGTATACAACAAGCATAGGCGGTTTTGACATTAGCGCCATTACTTCGGGCGCTACACTAACAACAACAAGCCCTGGCGTATGGACTCCTTTCGTATTGGGTTCCGACTCAAATTCGCAACCATTTGCCATTTATTATGCGTCGGACGGTTACATATATTTGAGTTGGTACACGTTCCATAACTACACAGTCAATGATGACGAGTACCATTATTGGTTAAGTTCCATTGCATATGGCGGAAGTTCCTTATTTCTTAATTACCAGGTTAATCCAACCGGAATTTATTCAGATGGAACGGCCATTCAATCCTTCGCAGAATTTCAAGGGCGCGTTGTTGCGGTAGGTGTGGCTGGGTCACAGTACACTTACACGATCCCGCTAGGAACGGCAACAGTTTATACGCCAGCGGCAGCGGGGTATAACGGATATGTCGCGGGTGTTTTCGCTCATCCATCGAACGGGTACTTATATCTAATCGTAGGTACAAATACCACATCGTTCAGAATCTACAGGACTGCAGATATCACTACAGCGGCTAATCCGTGGGTACAAGTTGGGACAACTACTTATGGAACCGGGACTACCTATGTTTCAGGCGCGCAGATGGGCGCAGATGGGCTTCTCTATGTATTTAGCGTAGGGGGTGTGTCAGGCGGCTTCGTTTGTATAACAATACTTGATGCGGCGGGAAACATACTGACTGGTCTGACCAATATCTTAAGCGGCGTTAGCGGATATACCCCTATGGCGTACTATCAATCTAAAGTTGCGCCAATGTCCAAAGGGAATGGGGCCGCAGGAAAAGTGTCTATTACCTCTTCCTTCTCTCCTACATCTAATACAAATGTGTACACGTGGACAAGATCCTTTAATACTAAACCTAATCCGCCTATTGTCAGCACCCCCGTAACAAATGGGTATTATAACACTAAACGTCCTACAACTAATTGGGCGCCAAGTGATCCGGATGCGGGCGATGTTGAAACGGCATTCCAAGTCGTATATTCAAGAGATGGTTTTGCAACCTGGTATCACGCGTCGGGAGTTGTATCAAGTAGCGCTACAAGCTACACGCCTACTATAGACTTGCCAGACGGTACATGGCAAGTTGTTGTACAGACATACGACAAGGCGGGGGCGGTATCTGATTGGGGCGGTTGGCAGACATTCTATATTGATACTACGCCGCCTACAATTGGGAGTATTTCAGGCACTATTTACACCAAAACAGCAACGCAACGCGTAACCATAACAGGAGTTACGGACGCAAATTCAGGAATACGTAACGTTGATGCATATATCTTGAATAAAGCGCAAAATACATGGTCTGGCCCTTTCGCGGCAACTAATGACGGTGGCGGGACGTGGCATTATGATTTTAACGTAGGGTATGAGGGCGACTGCGGTCACATAGTAAGGTTTTGGGCATATAACAATGCTGCAAACGATTCACGCGGCGCATTTACAGGCGCTTATCTGGACACTTGGGTTTACTATGATGCGACAGCGCCAGCAGCGCCAACGAAAACAAATGGCACGCTATACGCCACAACAAACGGCGTAACATGGTCTGCATTTAGTGACGGTTCCGGTTCTTCTGGCCTCTTAAGTACACTCATATACTTGCAGAAGTGGAACGGTTCAGCCTGGGCGGACGTTTCCGGTTATCCAAAGAGCATTAGTGGACTAAGCTATAGTTTCACTGGGTTAGATCCAGGCACGCAATACAGATGGGGGCTTGTGTACACAGATAACGCGGGCAATGCCAACGCGCTTACATATACGACTTTCACGACGAACAGTTACACAATTACAACAATGACAAACGTTTCGGCCAGCGGATCCATTTTGAACAAACGACCAAAATTCAAATTCACGGAAACGGACGCGAATAATGGGACTATCCAAGATTTCCAACTACAAGTCAGCACTTCAAATGGATTCGGAACGCTAACCATTGACGCAACCAAAAGCGCCAATGCCGCTGGATGGGCAAGCGTAACGTTACCGAGCGGCGGGACACAATACTACACGCCGCAAACGGATCTAGCCGCGGGAACATACTATGTGCGAGCGCGAGGAAATGACGGCATTGAATGGGGGACGTGGAGTACAACGGCATCATTTACGATTGCAGCGGTTTCCTATCCGACAACCGTAAGTGATACAGACACGGCAGTAAGCAAGCGCACAATAGACGATATTCGGACTAAGATTAACCAGGTACGCCAGGCCCGCGGTTTGGCAGTCATCAATTGGACAGATCCAACTATTAAAGATTGGAATGATCCAAGCGGAGGGACGAACGTAAAGGCAACGCACGTTATCGAGCTACGCCAGGCAATCACGGACATTTACACGTCCCTAGCCAACGCAGCGCCGACATGGACGGATATTGTCAGCGAAGCGATAGATCGTAAGGGCAAGCATTGGGCGGAGCTGCGCACAGCATTAGCAGCGGCCTAGCTATCCACTAACAATAACATAAACTATTCAGCAAGCCCCGTTACCTTACGGGGCTATTTTTATGCCCATTAAGGGCGGAAAGAAGGAAACCAATGTCCGCAAAACTTCTAGTTTCTCATATCCTTACTGCAGCTGCAGGAGCGAACGGGAAAGAATTCGGGTTCTCAGGAATCATAGCCGCCGCCGGCACGTTCATCGTCACAGGACTAGGCGGATGGGATAATTCCATCCGTTTACTCATTGGCCTGATGGTCGCCGATTATTTCACTGGTTTGCTTGGTGCCGTGAAAAACAAAAACCTGAATAGTGATGTAATGTTTTGGGGGGGAATCAGAAAAGGAATCGTCATGCTGGTAGTTTACCTAGCTGCTCAGCTGGATTTACTAATCGGTGGACAAGCCCCTATCTTCAGAACACTAGCAATTTATTTTTATGCCGGTCGAGAAGGACTTTCGTTGGTCGAAAATTTCGGGGTTCTCGGCGTACCATGGCCTCCAGCTATTCAAAGTGCATTAGAGCAGCTTAAGAAAAAGGGAGAAAGTAGCAAGTAAAGGGGAGGTTCGCTTCTGAATGGACAAACAAACATTATTGGCTTATGGATGGAAACATGTTAACGATGATATGCTGCTCGACTTGAACAGCACGTTAACAAAGTTTGATATTACAACAGCTGACCGCTTAGCCCATTTTATGAGCCAATGCGGTCATGAATCTGCTCTTGGATTATATACTCAAGAGCTTGCCAGTGGTGCGGCTTATGAAGGCCGCGCCGATCTCGGCAATACCTCTTCGGGCGATGGAAAGAGATATAAAGGCGCTGGCTACATACAGTTAACCGGTCGTAACAATTATCAGCACTTTGCAAACTTCATAGGTGATCAGGCAGTTATGCAGGGTGTCGATTACGTTGCTGAAAAGTATCCTTGGAGCAGCGCCGGCTTTTGGTGGAAAAACGCCGGCATGAACGATCTTATCGACAATGGAGCGACTGTCGAACAAGTCACAAAACGAGTTAACGGCGGGTATAACGGGTTACAAGATCGGACTTCACTTTACGAGAAATGGATTAGCCAAAATCAGGAGGATGATGAAATGTTAAAAGAACAGGTCGAGCAACTGGAAACACAGATTAAGGATTTGCAAGAGCAGTATCAGACCCTGCTAAACACAGCAGAGGCTCATGTAGAAGAGATTAACAATCTCAAATCCAAAGCTAGCATGCCTGTGCCAGATTGGGCAAATGACGCAGTAAAAGCAGCCCTAAGCTCAGAGCTAATTGATTCGCCGGATGGCGGTAGCTATGATTTTTACAGAGTGCTTACTGTGTTCCATCGCAAAGGACTGTTCTAGTAAAAGGAAAGCCCCTCACTAGCCCTGAATCGGGCTGGATGAGGGGCTTGTTTAATTTTCATTGATATATTTCCATCGATCTATAACAACTACAGTTCCATTCTGATAAATATCAACATAATAGTCAACCCCATTATTTCTCCGATAACTGTAAACATAATAAGGCGGGCTAGACATTTTAACGCCAAAATAAGTCAGCTTTCCAAAACGAGTGAAATATTCCACAGCCTCTTGATAAGAAGTAAAATCGGGCAATTTAGAGATGTCCACGTTACTTCGTCTCATTAATTACTCAACTTCATTTGCGCTTCCATCTTGCTTGCATACTTGCCTAGTTTCTCCTTCAATTCAGCCCTTCCTTGTTTCCTTATTATCGCCAGCTCATGCTCGTATCCTCGGCATACATAGCGATAATAAATCGATGCGCTGTCTGCCTTCTCTTTTTCTTCCCAAACCTTTATTCCAAGTTCTCGCAGAGTTTTTCTGACTGTGGCTAGATCATCATCAATTTTCAAAATCATCGCCTTAGTAAGTCCAATGTAGAACTCCTGCAGCGGCTTCCCAAGTCCTTCTTTTTTTAATTTATTTTCAATGTTATTATTTAGCATCTGTATTAAATGCGGCAGCATGACAGATTCGCGGATCAGGAACGATTCAACTTCTGTAGGTGCGACTGATGTCATCGTGTTTACCCCTCCAACGCTCTTTTCACGAACATACATTCCCCATTATAGTCCATCAATAGCTTGTCGATCAAGGCGAACATGAGTACATATGTACAAAACTCTGGATTTTATACAAAAGTCCAGCCATTCGATCTCCAAATTTCACCAAATTCGCCCTTGTGCGGTGATTTGGCTTCCGTGGAACAATGAGAAATTAACTCTAAAACGGAAATTTACGATCTCGTTCTTTCTCGATTTTCCTCCGTTTTACTACCACAATCCATTTTAATATAAATATTCCTATTACACTCTTAAAATGAAAAATATTACTTGATATCCGATATCGGACATGATATAATTATAAATGTTAGGAGGTGATGCAATGGAGACTCTTCTAATGACAACAGGTATCCTGCTCATTCAGCTAGTGACAGCGATCATTAATCTGAAAACAGCACGGATAAACAGTGAGAAAAGAAACACACTCACACGTCAAAGAAAAAGTAAAAGCCCCAACCGATCGTATCGGTTGAGGCGCTCCAGAAGCAATCGAAGGCTATAAAACCTTCAGGAAGTGGGATGATGCAACATCCCCTTCCTTCCTAACATTCTAACCAAATTATAGCACGATTATGACAGGGACGAAAGGAGGAAACCCGCCATGCTAACGTTAACGATCATAAACTTTATTCTGATAGTCGCCACACTCGGAATATGTTCGTACACGCTTTACTTACTCAGAGCTCGGCGGAAATAGAAATGAACCCTCTGGACCACATCATGGGCACCGAAGAAGCTGCAAAGGTTTGGGGATACTCGAATCCAGATTCGGTGAAGCATCTTTGCCGGGAAGGAAAAGTAAAAGCCATTCAAATCGGGAAAACATGGATATTGGATAAGAATCAACCTAATCCGCGGCAACCCGATCACCCGAAGAATTGGAGAGGAAAAAAAGAATATGAGTAACTTCCTTGGCCTGATAATGTA